GGTGATATCCAAACTGTTAAAGGGTTGGTTGACAAATATAAACCTGTAGTGCAAGATAAGATAAAGGAATATAAACCTATCATTAAAAAGGATGCTATGAAAATGAAAAACCAATTTGAGAAGGATGTTTTGCCTGGTATGAAAAAATTTGGAGATTCATTTAAGGATTCATTTAAGGATAAAGGTGTAAATTCTAAATCATTTAAGAAAAGTTTCTAATGAACACACCTAACTGGCAACACAACTCTGGTAAACCACAGAAACGAACGTTAAAACCACAAGCTCTACGACAAGCAAAGAAACGTCGTGGACAGTTAATAAAGTGTCTACTCAACCGTCCCAAGGGGCGGTTTCGTTGTTATAATAGGTATATCAGATAAAGAAACAATGAAACACGAAATCAAATCAACCCTTGCTAAACTACTTGCTACTGAGGATTTAATTGTAGAGCATAAGAATGTGGAGACAGCACAGTTCAATGTTCATAATCGAGTCCTAACACTTCCTAATTGGGACAAAGCAAGTGAAGGTATATTTGATATGCTTGTATGTCACGAAGTCGGTCACGCACTCTATACACCTGATATAGACTGGACAGAGGGTAGAGTTTTATCTCAGTCTTTTATCAATATTGTAGAGGATGCAAGAATTGAGAAACTAATGAAGCGTAGATATGAAGGTGTATCTAAGACTTTCTTCAATGCTTATAATGAGTTATCTGATATTGATTTCTTTGAGATTAATAATAAAGAAGTTGATGAAATGAATCTTGCAGACCGTATTAACTTACACTACAAAATTGGAAACTTTGTTGATATTGATTTCATACCCGAAGAGCAATACTTTATTGATAAGATTGATGTAATTGAAACATTTGATGAAGCACTTGATGTTGCTGAAGAATTATATGCATATTGTAAGGAGAAGAAAGCAGAAGAGAAACAGAAACTTGAAGAAATGCAGCAGATGAAATCTGACTTAGGTATGGATATGGAAGACATGGTTGGAAATTCTCCAAGTCAATCTAGTGATGATAATGGTGAAGGACAAGAGAGTGATGACGTAGATGGTAAACCAGAATCAGTAAATGAACCAGTAATTGAAGACTTTGAGGATTTCTTAAAGGATAATCAAGGTGAGCAAGAGTGGAATGAAGAACCTGAGTCTGAAACAATGGAGGCATTGAATGATGCACTTAAAAATCTAACAAATACTCAAACTAGAGAGAGTCAGTATATTGAGATACCTGAGTTAAATCTAAAGAATATTATTGTTAGTAATCAAAAAGTTCATAAAGATTTAGATGCAGGTTGGGATCAAAATGAAGAAGGTAGAGAAAAATATGTAGCAAGATACAAAGATATGTACTCATCTGTAGATTTAAGTGTACCTATATGTGAAGAAGTTGATAAGATGTATTATAAATTCAAGAAAGATGCACATAAGGAGGTAAACTATCTTGTCAAAGAATTCGAGAGACGCAAGTGTGCAGGAGCTTATGCTCGCTCTTCTACTAGTCGTACTGGTGTCTTGGATACCAAATCTCTTCATACTTATAAATTCAATGAGGACATCTTTAAGAAAATCACGGTTGTGCCAGATGGGAAAAACCACGGACTAGTATTCATTCTTGATTGGTCAGGTTCAATGAATAACGTGATACTTGACACACTGAAGCAGTTATATAACCTAATCTGGTTCTGTCGTAAAGTTCAGATACCTTATGAAGTATATGCATTTACTGTTGACTATTCTAACTATGACCCAATGACAGGTAAGAAGGAAAGAGTATTTGAGGTAAAGGATAAAGAAGTACAGATACCTGATAGTTTCCATCTACTTAATTTCTTTACTCATAAGACAAAAACAAAGGACTTAGACCGTCAAATGCTCAACATATTCAGACTTGCTGCAGCATTTGATTGGAAGGTTGATACACCTTGGATACAAGCACCACATGGTTATAGATTATCAGGGACACCACTAAATGAAACAATGATTGCTCTTCGACAATTACTTCCAGAGTTTAAGAAAAATACTAATGTTGAGAAAGTACAGTGTGTTGTTCTAACCGATGGTGAAGGTCAACCAATGAGATATAATAGAGAAGTCAAGAGAGATTGGGAAGATGACCTTTGGATGGGGACACAATATTTTGGTGAAGGATGCTTTATTCGTGATAGAGAATTAGGAACAACATATCTTTGTGAAGGTCATTATTATGATGACCGTAATCAAACCGATGTTTTACTTAAAAACCTAAGAGAGCGTTTACCAAGTGTTAATTTTATCGGTATTCGTATTATGCCATCTCGTGAAGGTTCATCCTTTGCTCACAGATATCTTGGATATGGTAATGAAGATTATGAAAAAGTTATGAAGAGATGGAGAAAGGAGAAGTCATTTGCAATTAAAGATGCAGGTTATCATACTTACTTTGGTATGGCATCAACATCTCTTGCAAACGATGCAGATTTTGAGGTTCAAGATGATGCTACAAAGGCACAAATCAAGAGAGCATTCTTTAAGAGTCTTAAGAATAAAAAGATGAACAAGAAAATACTTGGCGAATTCATCGAATTGGTAGCGTGATAAATATAGGTACATTATATTATTACAATGGACTGGAACAAAAGAATTACACCAAAAGACGCTCAAAAAATGATGGACGCATATGCAAAAGTATATGCTCCTAAAGAGGAACCAAAACCTGAGACAGAGGCAACTGCTGAGTCCGAAGCACCTGCTGACGCAGAAGAAACAGATAAATAGAAGGTATTTACCAGAGAGAAAATGTCTAAATTTGGAGATTTAATAGCAGGAGTATCAGGTGTACCTGTAGTGGAGACACCTGCTCCTGTAGTAGAAGAAGCACCTGCTCCTGTAGTAGAGGAAGCACCTAGACCAGAGGAGGAAGTTGCAGATACAATAGCAGCACCTGTAAGTTTTGAGTCTATGTCAAAAGATGAACTTGAAGACTATGGACGCACCGTAGGTATTGAGTTAGATAGAAGACATAACAAGAAAAAACTAATTAAAGAATTAGAAGACCACTTAGCAACCAGTTAATAAAGTGGCACACAAGGGGGTTACACTACCCTCTTTTTTGATTATAATAAGTATATCAAAAGAAAAAAACAAACTTTATTATGCCCTTCGAGATTAAAATGACTGCCGACCAAGTGATTGAAAAACTAAAAGCACTTTACGGTACAGAGTTCACAGCAGCAGATATCAAAGCATTCTGTGCTATGAATGATATTACATATCAAACAGTAACCAAGAAGTTACAGAAATTCAAGGTTTCCAAAGGTAAGTGGAATCTTGAAGTTACTCAGCAGAGTGTACAGAACATTGAGAAGAGTTTTGCTGCTCCTGCTGTAATGCCACATGTTGAGAAGAATCTTGTTCCAACAGTTGATCCTAACTTTGTTAAGTTTGGAAACTTTACTGATGTTAAGAAGATTGTTCAGTCAAAACAGTTCTACCCAACATTTATTACTGGTTTATCTGGTAACGGTAAAACATTTGGTGTAGAGCAAGTATGTGCACAACTTAAGAGGGAGTTAATTCGTGTCAACATCACCATCGAAACGGACGAAGATGATCTTATTGGTGGGTTTCGTCTTGTTGATGGCAACACTGTTTGGCACAACGGACCTGTGGTCGAAGCTCTTCAAAGGGGAGCTATCCTACTTCTAGATGAGATTGACCTAGCATCTAACAAGATACTTTGTCTACAACCAGTTCTTGAGGGTAAAGGATTATTCCTTAAGAAGATTGGTCAGTATGTTTCACCTAAAGCAGGATTCAATGTGATTGCAACAGCAAATACAAAAGGTAAAGGTTCTGATGACGGACGTTTCATAGGTACAAACGTATTGAACGAGGCATTCCTTGAAAGATTTCCTGTGACATTTGAGCAATCGTACCCACATCCAAAGGTTGAAGAGAGATTACTTACACTTCATGCAGAGAGTGTTGGTGTTAAAGATTTGTCTTTCGTCAAGAAACTCGTAGATTGGGCAGACATAATCCGTAAAACATTCTATGATGGTGGTGTAGAAGATATTATCAGTACACGTAGATTGGTACATATAATTCGTGCTTACAGTATCTTTAATGATAAAGCAAAATCATTACAAGTGTGTATCAATCGTTTCGATGATGAGACAAAGCAATCATTCCTAGAGTTGTATGATAAGGTTGATGCAGACTTCCAGTTACCAGTGAAGGAGGAAACTAATTAATGAAACTTTGGGATCAATATAAAGATGCCCTACACGAAACTATATCATTACAGGATAATGAAGTTTGGGGAGAGTGGGAATCAAAAGGAATGAGTCTTCAAGCGAAGACTTATTCTCATCCTAATCTTATTAAATCAAGAGAGGTTGAGATATGGAATGATAAGTGTTGTATCTACAACAATATTTTATATCCAAAAACTGGTAGTAATCTTCCTTGTTTTGGTATGGACTTGATGGGATTTAATGAGAAGAAAGTTATTATTGTTTTTGACTTTCAACACCCAGTAGAAAAATATCTTTTTTCTGTAGATGGTTTACCTAAAGCAGAAAAGGATTATAGATTTTTTGAGAAAGGAAATCACTTTTCAGAAAATATATTTGTTAGGTATTGTAAGATGGAGGAGGTAAATGCTTACCTATCAATCTTTAAAGAATACTTGACTAAGTACAAAGATATGCTAGAATTAGAGAAACCTACTGGTAACGATACCAGTTTTTATGAGGACTTTGATGCTTATATGACTCGACTTGATCCAGTATCAGGTTTTCTAACTGGTAAGTTTGGTAAAGAAAAAGCAGAGAGTCTTGTTAATGAATTTCTTTTCACGTATGGTTAATTCATGGAGTTTAGCATGGGAGGTATTGAACGGAACTATGGACGAAACTTATCCAATTATTGATACAAGTGCAGGGGCAGGTAACACTGCCTATCAAGCACCTTTATGGTATGATGATGATCTTGATTATGAAACTGATTATTATCATACTGCAGATATAGATGACATGTATATGCATCATTTTACAAATGCTAATTCACCATATAATGACGGGTGGACACAAGAATATCATCAAGAACAATTAGAAAAATTAGAGGTGAAAGCAATGGATTACGAACCACAAAGAAATCATCAATACAAATATCATGAAGAAGAAATTCTAAAAGATATTGAAGAGTATGTTTCTAAAACATATCAAGGACACTATACAGGAGCTAAACACGAGTTCCGTAAAGTGCAAACTATTGACCTAATGGCAGCAAGAGATATTGCAACAGATTTCTGTCAAGCAAACATTCTCAAGTATGGTAGTCGCTATGGTAGCAAAAATGGTAAAAACAAAACAGACTTGCTAAAAGTGATACATTATGCTATGCTGTTATTACATTTTGATGGACATTATGGAGAACCATCAATGCCTTCTGGCAACTTTGACCAAATGCCTTAATTATGCAAACTATTACTAATTTTATGAAACTATCAGATAGTACACTTGCAGTTCTCAAGAATTTTGCAGGTATCAATAATTCAATTCTTGTAAAGAAAGGAAATCAACTTCGTACTATATCTGTTGCAAAGAATATCTTGGCAGAGGCAGAAATACCAGAAGACTTTCCAAGAGACGTTGCGATATATGACCTCAATCAGTTCTTAAATGGATTAAGTCTACATCAAGACCCTAATCTTGATTTTACAGAAGATTCTCATATTACAATCAAAGAAGGTAAGAGAAGAGTAAAGTATTTCTATGCAGACCCACAGGTAATCATTGCTCCACCAGATAAGGAGATTAATTTACCAACTCAAGAAATATGTTTTCAACTTGAAACTACTTCATTAGAAAAACTTATTAAAGCAGCAGCAGTTTATCAATTACCAGATTTATCTGTAATAGGTAAAGATGGAGAAATTCATATGGTTGTTCGTGACAAGAAAAACGATACATCTAATGAGTATTCAATATATGTTGGTGAAACTGATAGCACCTTTGAGTTAAACTTCAAGATGGAAAATATAAAGATTATACCTGGTCCATACGATGTTGTGATATCCTCAAAATTACTTTCTGAATTTACAAATAAACAATATAACCTTAAATACTTTATAGCACTAGAACCTGATTCAACTTTTAACGGATGAACAACATAGGACTAGAAGTCGTATTCTGGACAGTATTATCAATCTATCTTCTATCAAAATTAGGAGTATTTAAAAAATGATTGAACTTTTTATTATACTTGGTGGTGCTTATGCACTTTACACAGTAGGAATGGCTATTGCTACTGAACTCGATTATAGAGAGGTTAATAAGAAGTGAACTACTCTCTCACTGAAGAGGAATGGGAATGTGTTAGGGTGTGTGTATCAAATGCACCCATACCATATGATATCACTATGAAGAAGATACCAGGCGATATCTTAGCAAAGATAGGTGAACCAACACCACGTAAGGGTGAACCTCTGACAATACCTTATTATGATTTGACACCATACGGAATTGAACCTTTAACATGAGATTACAATTTTGGTACTCTAAAGGTGTGAAACAATGGCATTGGACACTTCACACCAGACATTACGCTCCAAAGGGGCAAAACTATTATCATACTTCTGGGTCAGGAACTGATGTAAGAGAGGTTATGAATAAAGTTGCAACAGAAGTTGAACATTTAGTTGAAGAAAGAAACAATGAAACTAACACAAGAACTGATTGACAAAATTCAAGAGGCAATGTTACATACCAACTTGAAAGGTGAAATAAACTGGAAAGATGGTGATGATATTGAAGTCCAGATTGCAGGAACATTTGCAAAGGATAAATTTATTGTCATTAAAAATAAAACTAAAGACCCTGTTGTAAGTGCTGAACCTCATCCTCACTTTGATTATGAGAAGAAAGTATTTACTAAAGATGGTAGAGAAGAATATATGAAAGAACAGGAGGAGTTAGTTAAATGAGCGAAGAAGAATTACAAGAACAAATCATACAACAGATTGAAGTTCTAGTAGAAGAATTAGGTGGTACTATGTGCCACTTAACAAAGTGTACATACACTGGTAGACAAAGTAAAATATTACAGATAGAATATAATGTAGAGGAGAAAAATAGTTGAAAAAATTATGGAGAGTATGGGCAAAGGCACTTGGAGAAAAGTCTGGTAAATCCAATAAGGAAGCAGATACCATTGCAAGAATTCGTACATTCATTTTTATTCAACTAGTTATTACTAATTGTTTTATCGTTGCAGGAAACATTCGACACTGGAACGACCATTATACACCACCACATTATGAACATTTTTGTGACGAACCCTTGTCCTAATAAGTCAGCAGAGGTTCTACCAGACAAACACATTGTAAAGATGCCACTTGAAACTTGTCAAATGTTGGCAGTAGTTTATTCTAAGTGGTATTTTAATTGGGGTAATGAATTATTACCTAAGAAAGATGGAACACCATACAATACTGAAAAAGGTGCATTTAGAGGACATCCTTGCACTATCTGGGCAGCAGAAAGTATAGCTAATACTGCTTGGTTGATTCAACATGGTCTTGGATTACTTGATGAGTATACTCACAGGTATGGTAAAGTGCATTCTTGCCAAAACACAATGAATGTAGCAAAAAAGGTATTTGAAGAAAAAACAGGAGAAACATTACTATGTCACAAAGAGGCAACACCATTCGCATTTGCAGGTCCCGATGAGTTTAAATATGACACAAGCATTGACACTCTTACTGCTTACAAGCGTTATATATCGTCCAAACCTTGGGCTGCATCTAATTATTTACGTGACCCATCCAAGAAACCGAATTGGTTATGACTGAATTAATTAAAAAAGACGACCCACAATATTTTGAGCAAACTGATAATGGATATTATGATCGTCATCATTACAAGATAGTTTGCCCAAATAAAACTTTTGTGGTAGAATCATGGGATGAGGTTCAAGAATATTGGTGGAACAATTGTCGTTCACCTTTCTTTGAAGGAACTGTCATCGAAGTGATTGATAAACCAAAACCAAAGAAACAATCTAAAGGTTTTAAATGAAAGAATTTGATTATGAACTCGATTACAAGAGACTTGATTTTACAGATGAGGAAACTCGTAAACTTTATCGTATTGGAAGGGGAGAGCAAGGAGTTCTACTGGTTCGCCCTTATACTAACGATATCTGTGCTTATTGGAGATTTAAGACTCCAGAGATTGCAGTAGAATCTGCAAACCACATTTACGGTATGTTCTTAGATTACCGTGATGAAGAGGACTTCATCGGTATGGATATGTGTCGTAAATTTCTTGAGATGGGTTTTACCAGATCAAGGAGATATGCCAATCATAGAGATGGTAAAAAGTATGATAAAGAAGGTAATATAATACCCCAAGAAAAAGATCATGCTACTTGCCATTTTGCTGAATCCGCACAAATATTTAAGAAAGTTAGAGATTTAGTGGCAAAAAGTCCTACATATGTTACAATGAGAAAAACGTGGAGGAACAACGAATGATCTTTTTATCAAACCCATCTGTGTATACATTGCCTGGCACTTGGGAAACACAACCTTTAGTTCCAGTTGAACTAATATTCAGCACAACAGTTGCTGTCGCAACATTAGCTTTAGTTGGGAGTTTGATTGCAGGTATTTCAATTGTTAAGATAAGAAGAAAAAGAGCTTAGAACAAACTTTTATTATGAACTATGAGTGATTTTATATGGGTCGAGAAATACAGACCCAAAACTATTGAAGAATGTATCTTACCTAAAAGAACAAAACAAACTTTTCAAGATTTTGTTGAGAAGGGAGAGATACCAAATATGTTATTGTCAGGTCCACCAGGCATTGGAAAGACCACAGTAGCGAAAGCATTATGCCATCAACTTGGAGCAGATTATTATGTCATTAATGGGTCGGATGAAGGTCGTTTTCTGGATACTGTTCGGAACAACGCAAAGAACTTCGCATCTACCGTCTCTCTTACAAGCGAGTCGAAACATAAAGTCATCATCATTGACGAAGCAGACAATACCACTTCCGATGTACAGCTC